TGGCTTCGACCTCGCGTACCTGGGCTATCACGGCAGCGAGGACCAGCAACTCGGCTACCGGCTCGGGGCGAAGGAGGGTCATCGCACCTTCGTCCACGAACCACCGTTCGCCTGGCATCCCGAAACTCCCCTCTTTCATTCCGAGCCTGCGAGTAACATCATGGGCACGCACCGGATGGTGCGGACAACGATCAACGGGTTTGACTTCTCGGCCTGCGAGGAGTGCCCGTGTCGGGAACCTATCGATGTCCGAGGTATGACCACTCAGGAGACGGTGATCATCTCGTACAACCGCGAGCAGTTCACTCTGAAGAAGGAGCGCATCTGATGACGGCTTTGGCGATCACCCCCGCCTCCGGCTCTATCACCCACGCGAAGACCATCTGTCGTGTCGACGTGTCGGGTGCCCCCGCGAACACCACGACCGGCTACGACCCGGCGAAGTACCCGACCAGTCCCGAGGTCCGCTACTACATCGCGTTCATCGTGAACGCGGTCGAGCAGGGCCGCAGCTACGTCTTTGGCGTCAACGGCGGCAAGCACAGCTTCAACAACTACATCTTCCCGTCCGCCGGGACGTGGACGTTGAACCTGTGTGACGTGGCGGACGACTCCACGGCTGCCGCGCTCTCCGTCGTCGTCGCCTGACCGCGATGACGAGGCAGCCTAAGGCCCGCCGTGCGACGCGGGCCGGGATCGTAGACGGCACCGAGATGGAGATCATCTCGGCCAACGACCAAGTCTCCACTGAGCAGCGATGCGTCGGCACCGTCGCCATGGTCACCCGCGACAGCGTCGCTGCTCAGACCGCCATCAGCTGGTTGATGGACGACCGCTCCTACATCGGCCCCAACGAGTACAACATGCGGTACATCGTCCAGGGCAACGTGCTCGTCCACCAGCGCAACGAGTGCATCGCGAAGATGGATGGCGACTGGATCCTGTTCATCGACTCCGACATGAGCTTCCAGCCGGGGGCGATCTCGGCCCTGGTGGAGACCCAGAAGAAGTTCGACCTCGACATCGTCGGGGGGCTGTGCTTTCAGCGCACGCCGCCGTACCAGCCGACGATGTACGTCAGGGCCGCGAACGCCGAGCACGGGTACACCTTCCTCGAGGATTACGACGAGGACGCCGCCGTGGAGGTCGACGCCACCGGCATGGCCTTCGTCCTGATCCACAAGCGCGTCTTCGACCGCGTCCTCCGCCACAAGACGGGCGAGGGCTTCCCTGACCTCGAGCAGCGGCGCTCGATGCGACCCCCGCCCTTCTTTCGCTGGGAGGGCGAGTACGGCGAGGACTTCATGTTCTGCCGCGAGGCCAAGGCGGCCGGTTGCCGCATCTTCGTGGATACCTCGATCAAGATCGGCCACGTCGGCCTGACGACGGTCACCGAGGAGACCTTCCTCCGGGAGATCGCCTTCCGCAAGCCCGACGAGCAGGCCTTCCGCACGGAGCAGCTCGCCACCGTCGGCCACAAGACGATCACCCCCGAGGACGCCCGCAGGAAGCTGGGGATCACCTGGTGACCGAGGTCATCGAGGGCACGGCCGTCGAGGTTTCGAACGAGCCGGTGCCGGTGGACTCGCTCCTGCCGCCGGACTTCGCGGGCTGGGCGGGCGACCAGCCGTGCTTCCTCGTCTTCGAACCAGCCGATGACGACGGAGCGGGGAACATCGGGATCGACATCGACGTGGCAGGCTGGATCGAGGGCAACCGCGCCACGTTCCGCCGCCCTGGGCTCTGGTTCCTGATGGACAAGGGGACCGGCGGTCCGCTCCTGGCGATGCCCATCGAGGAAGGCGACCAGTTCTACTACCACCGTCACTTCGTGGGCACAATCGGGGTCGTTAACGGACCGCTGGCCACGCTGCATGTGATAGGGAAGAAGCGACCAGACGGCACCGTCGCCCGGCTTTGGCTGTTCCCCAACGGTATGGTCATGAGCGGCGAAGAGAGCGAGGTCGACGTGGTGGCATCGAGGATGGTGGCGGTGTAGCATCTCGCCAACGGTTCATACCCTTCGGGGTAGGCTGGGGTAGCGTAAGGAAACCTGATGCCAATCACCATTCCGGCTACCGGGTCTGGCACGGCGACACCAATCGTCAGTACCGACAATGTCACAGCTGACAGCAGTCAGGTTCAGAATGTTGCGCTTGTTACGGTGTCGGGTGGCGTACTGACTCGGCTCGCTGCTCCAACGCAGTACGTTGAAGACGTAGCGATGGGGGCGACTCCGACCGGCACGGCCATCATGGGTTACGGGTCGACAGCTGTACCGACGGCCGTCAATGCCGACGGTGACGCGGTTACGGCTTGGTATAACAGGAACGGCGTACAGATAGTCGGGTTCGCGCCACACGTCGCCTTGGTCGGCAGTCCGTGGACCTTGACGAGCAAAACCGTTCAGACGACAACGACTCAGACAAGCGGTGTCGTTATGGCTGGTGGTGCGAGTGAGACGCTTGTTGTCACGAGTATCCAGATCCAGGCTGGCGGAACCGTCGCTGGGACAGTTCAGGTGTACTTCGGGACGGCTGCGTATAGCCGTGGTACTAGCAGGGCTATCTTCGATGGTGAGTTCGCACCCTCCGCTACGCTCAAGCCAGGCGTGATCATGCAGGGGCCGTTCATCGCTGGGGCTGCGGGCGACGATGTCCTCGTGACGACCTCAGCGGCGATCAATCCACTAACGATCACGATCTGGTACTACGTGGTGACCTGATGGCCACCGCCCCGCTGACCATCACGCTCTGGGGCTACGAGGTCTAGGAATGGTTGCCACGCTCACGCCACGGGTCTACACCGGTTCCAGCGCAGGGACAGAGAGCGCTGCCGTCACGGGCATCGACTGGGTGTCGATCGACAACGCCGTGAACAGCGGTACCAATCGCACGGACTACCCGGTCCAGGGCGGCACCGCGAGCTTCGAAAAGCACGTCCGCCTCAAGCTCGACGTCGCCCCGGCCACGGCGGTCACCAACTTCAAGTTCTGGATGAGCTCGTCCGCCGTCTCGAATATCCTGCTGCGGGCGAAGTTGGCCGTGGGAACGGGGGGTGCCTCACCCGGCACCGGCGACTCCACCCCAACGGCCACCGCGATGACCGGGGACGCTGACGCCTACAGCTACACGACGGGCGCGAGAGGTGCCTGGGATGTCGCGTCGTACTCCACGATCAACTACGTCACCAAGGCAATCCTGCTGCAGCTTCAGCCGAACACCAGCGCGACCCCGGGCGCCATGGCCCAGCAGACGATGAACTACGCCTACGACGAGACCTAGTGGACGGCCTGCTATTCGATGCGGTGGCGATGCTGCCGGATGGGTCGGGCGTCCGGGTCGACATGGACGTGCGAGGCTGGACCTCGGTACTTGAGCGGCCCCTCGTGTCCCTGTCGCTGGTGCCCAAGGACGGCGCTCTGGCGTCGGACGGGACGCCCTTCCAGCCGGTCACGGTTCAGGTCCCGGCGGGTGCGAGCCCGCTGGCATTCAGCCGGGTGAAGAAGTCGTTCTCGTCGAGCGGCGGGCCGTTGGCAGGGATCCGCATCTACGGCGTGGGATATTCCGTGCGGGATGAGCCCGACGTTATCGTGTGGGTGCTGCCCGACGGGTCGATCGAGGTCGGTTCCGACACGCTGCTCTCCGACACCATCCTTGACCGACTGTCCAGGGAGGCGCTGTCGGTGTGATGTCCAAGTGGCATTGCCGGTACGGGGATTGGTGGATGGTCCAGGTCGTCTGGGACGGCTGGGTCAGCCTCGGCATCCACGTCGACTTCAAGCACCGCACGGACAGCTTCGGCCACAGCTTCGGCCCTTACGTCGACCTGCACCTTGGCATCGTGATCGTCTCGCTCGGTTGGCACCCGGCATTCAGCACTGACCTCGAGCGGGTCAGCTCGGTGAGCCGGGGCGGGGCGGCCATCGACGCGACGGGCACGGTTTACTGATGCCGACCATCAGCAAGTTCGCGAACGCCAACGCCGTCGTCACGACCGGCTGGACGAACCCGACCAACGCCTACGCGGACGACACCTCGTACGCCACGGCCGCCCCGGGCAAGAACCTGACGGTCAACAGCGACTACGGCTTCGCCGACTTCACCTCGGCGGAGATCCCGAACGGTGCGGTGATCGCATCGGTCACCATGTCGATCCGGGTCTTCTGTTCGGTCGCCACGGCGAACATGACGCACGGCGTCCAAGGGATGAAAAGCGGATCGGCCAGCGGATCGGAGGCGACCCAGAACCCATCCGCCGTGGGCGAGGTCACGGTCACCGCTACGCTGTCCGGGATCACTCTCGCGGATCTGCGAGCCGCGTCCACCGTTCTGAAGGCCCGGGCGCGCTCCTCGAAGGGCTCCACGAACACCGCCTACACCAGCTCGCTGGACTGGGTGAATATCACCGTTACGTGGACAACGGTCGAGGGTTCATTCACGGGCGATGCCACGATCCGGCAGACCAAAAGCGGGTCTTTCACAGGCGACGCCACCGTCATGCAGGGCACCCGGGTATACGGGAGCTTCTCTGGCGACGCGACGATCGTTCCCTATCCAGCCCAGGTTCGTAACGCGGTAGGATCGAACAATGGTGCTGGCGCTACGACGCTAACGGCGACCGTCCCAACGGTCGTAGCCGGGGACAATCTGCTTCTCGCAGTGACAGCGCGGGGTGGTGTGGCTGCCACCCCGAACAGAGGGCCGAAGTACGCCCGCCAGCGGGTGCAGGTCAGCAATGATGCCGCCTTAGTGTATGCGAAGCCAGGCGGTTCAGAGATCTGGGCGATCGAGGAAAACCGGATCGTCCGCGTCATTTCGACGACGACCAACACGACGATCGCGACTATTCCATGGACCGGGCTCACCGGCGTTGCTGCGTCCATAAGCGGCCCAGGTAAACAGATTGGAGTGTTCAAGGCCGACGGTTCGAAGTTCTACCTGACGACGACCGGTGCAAGTGGTGGCGTGGTGTACGAGTTCACCACGTCGAGCTACACATTGACCGCCTCGATCGCTGTCGGGAACGGCTCGTCGTACCTTTGCATGAAGCCAGATGAGACTCGTCTGTACGTCCTCAACACGACGGACTCGACCATGTCGGTGATCAACACCAGCGGCATGACCATCGTGACGACGATCACTGGGTTTGCGGCTTCCTCGACCATGCTGGCGATCTTGGAAGATGGGACGAAGGTCTTTGTCGCCGGGGCCACTTATGGCGGCGGGGTCGACGTCGTCCTGACCTCGGCCAACACACGCTCGAACATCGCCAAGGCGTCGTATCGCTGGGATGGCATTGCCGTCAATCACGCCTCTACCCGTGTGTACGTGGGTGGCGGAACCGGCACTGTCGGCGGGGCCATGGTCATCAACGCCACGACCAACGCCGAGGTGACGACGGTCACGTACAGCAGTTCTGATCTGTCCGGCGTCGGTGTCTCGCCCGACGACACTTACTGGTTCCTCGGCCTGTACGGCGGTAGCGCGCTCCGGGTCTACGCTCAGGCCGCCAACACGCTTGACTACACGATCACCGGTCTGGCCAGCTTCCAGTCCCACTATCAAGCTTGGACACCTGACGGTTCCCGTATGTGGGTTCTCGATGGGACGAACCTCTACATCGTTGACCCGGCAAGCTGGACGGTAGTCGAGACCATCCCGCGTCATCAGGGGACGGGTGGCTTCTCCACATCCGGCGCGTTCGTGGCTGACACCACCTACGGCCCGACGGGGTACGTGTGGTGGTGTTCCTACTTCACGTATGGGACAGAGATCAACGCCATCGCCGGGGACCCGTGGCTTCCCTTGGGCGCCGCTGTAGTGAGTGGCACCGACCTCTCTCAGCGAGTGTTCTGGAAGAAAGCTGGGTCGAGTGAGCCTGCCAGCTACATAGTCAACCTCGCGACGTCTCAGGCCGCATCAGCGGTGATGGCCTCAGTGGTGGGCGGTTCCCAGCTGGGAGTCCCCGTCTTGAGCGACGGCCCGACAGGGACCTGGATCTCGAACGCACAGGGCACCACGGCCTTCGCTGCTGTGACGTACGTAGATACGTCCGGGTATTGGGTAGCCGTCGGAGCCGGTGGGGCGCTGCGCCACGCCACTGGCCGACCCACTGGCGCTTGGACGTCCAATCCGCAAGGCTCGAACAACTTCAACGACGTCATGTTCACACCAGGTGGAGGGATTGTTGGCGATTGGGTCGCGGTAGGCGCCAATAAGACCCTGTACTACAAGCTCTACCCCGACCCCTCTGGTGCTTGGACGGCGTGGAGCCCGCCGGGTGGGGCTGGTGCAACGGACCTTCGCAGCGTCGCCTATGGCAATGGGTGGTGGGCAGCAGTTGGCAGCATGGGGCTGGTCTACAACCAAACCCACCCGGACGACGCCTGGACGCTTGACGGTGCCTATCCGACCACGGTTGGTAATGGTATCGCCTACGGGTCGGGTAACTGGGTCGGTGTTGGAGACAGCGGCGGCCTGTATTACAAGAATAGCGGCAACATCTCGACCGGCAGCTGGGTATCGAACGCGCAGGGGTCCACCACGTTCAACGATGTTCTCTGGGCTGCGACGGTAGCGCACCCGAGTGGTATCTGGGTCGCCGTCGGTGACAGTGGCGTGGTTCGCACGGCAGTCAACCCCAGTGGAGCTTGGACGCTGAACACTCAAGGCACGGATGCCATTCAGTCCGTGTGTTACGACAGTGCCAGTGGTCTATGGCTGGCGACCACGGCGGTCGACATCCTGTATGCCGCCGACCCGACCGGAGTGTGGACGGCGCAATCGCAGAGCCTCAACGGACTGCGCGATGTCAGGGGCGGTGATGGCTTCGTGGTCGCAGTCGGTGACACCGGAGCCGTCTACTACGCCCCGGACGGTTACTCGACAGACACGATCAGCTCGACCCAGTACGGCGGCCAAGCCAACGCCTCATCGGCGAACGTAGTCGCCCCGGCCATCGGGAGCTGGGCCAGCGCCGCCGGTCTCAGCCTGTTCTTTGGTGGATCAGCGTACAACACGACACCGGCCGCTCCGTCTGGGTATACGGAGAAGGCGTCGTCGTCGGGTGGTACGGGGTCTTCGGGCGACACGACAGAGGTGGCGGGTAATCACATCGAACCGGCCGTCACGAGCCTCTCAGCCTTGACGGCCGCCTGGTCCAACGCAGCGATCAACATCGGGCATTCGGTGTTCATCATCCAGACGATCCAGCCAGAGGCTCCGCCCGCGTCAGGTGAGGCGCCCATGCCCTTCGTCGGCGGGGGATACTACCCGTGATATCTGGCACGTCTAGGTGCTCCTGACAGGGCTGGTCTCCGTTCCGTTAATGGAAGATACTGTCGTCCAGAGATAGCCACAAACGGCCCAATCCAATGGGCTTAAGCCTCGGGTAGCAATCCCATGCAGAACACCCCGGTTGTAACTGAATGAGCCTCCTGCTTCTCTTCCACGGAGCAGGAAGTGGCGCCAGCACGCAGACGGGCTCGACGACGCTCGACGTCGTCATCAAGCGCACCCAGACGCCGACCTTCCTCGTTGCCGCCGTCTTCCGCACCACCTACTCCCCGACCTTCGTTGTCGCCGCGACGATCAAGCGCACCCAGACCGGGACCTTTAGTGCCGGCGCGGTCCTCAAGAAGGCGATCTCGGGGTCGTTCACTGCAAACGCGGCCACGAAGCGCACCCAGACGGGGTCGTTCACTGCAAACGCGGTCCTGAAGATCACCGGTCTCAACAGCCTCACGGCCGCTGCCACGATCAGGCGGACCCAGACGGGGTCGTTCACTGCAAACGCGGCCACGAAGCGCACCCAGACGGGGTCGTTCACTGCAAACGCGGCCACGAAGCGCACCCAGACGGGTTCCTTCACGGCGAACGCGGTCCTGAAGATCACCGGTCTCAACAGCCTCACGGCCGCTGCCACGATCAGGCGCACGCAGGCAGGGTCGCTGACGGCGGACGCGACCCTCAAGTCAACCCGAGCTGGATCGTTCACCGCGAGCGCCGTGGTGCTGGGCCTCAACCAGCCAGGCTCGTTCACCGCGAACGCCGTCATCAAGCGAACCCAGACGGGCGCCTCCTCAGCGAACGCGGTCATCAAGGACCCAGACCAGCCTGGGTCGCTCACGGCCGCTGCATGGGTCAAGGGAACCATCGCGAGCTCCTTCGCGGCGAACACCGTCGTCAAGGCGACCGGTAGTGGCTCCCTTACTGCCAACGCAACCCTGAAGGCGACTCGCAGCGGTTCCTTCACGGCGAACGCCGTCACCAAGCGCCTCGGCCAGTCGGGTTCCTTCACGGCCTCCGCTCTCGTCAAGGCCACGGGGACGGGGACCTTCACGGCTGCGGCCATCGTCAAGGCGCCGATCTCGGGTTCCCTCACGGCCAACGCGGCCATCGTGCGTTCGGTCGCCGGCTCCCTGACAGCATCTGCCGTTCTCAAGAAGACCGCCACCAGCTCCTTCGTCGCCGATGCCGCACTGAGGAAGACCGCCGCAGGCACGTTCACGGTGGGGGCCTGGATCCAGAAGACCAACGCCGGCAGCTTCACGGTGGCGGCGATCACCAAGCGGACCGCCGTTACCCTCGTCACCGCCGACGCAGTCATCCGCTGGACGCCGCTGCGGGGCATCACCGCTGACGCGACCCTGAAGGCCACCAGGACGGCCGCAGCGACCGTCGACGCGGCTATCCGACGTCTGGGTCAGCCGGGGTCGTTCACGGCCTCTGCGTGGCTGCAGAAGACCGTCAGCGGGTCCTTCACCGTCAGCGCTGTTCTGAGGGCGAGCCGAGCCGGGGCCCTCACCGCCGACGCCGTTACGAAGGCCGTCTTTACCAAGACGACCACCGCAGACGCCATATTCAAGCGGACGAGCACGGGGGCTTTCACAAGCGACGCGGTCCTGCGCCGGACGCAGGCCGGCTCGTTCACCGCCGCCTCGTGGATCCAGAAGCCGGTTTCGGGCGCCTTCACGGCGTCTGCCGACATCAAGGCCGCAGTTTCGGGCTCGTTCACGGCCAACGCCCTGATCGGCGGAGCCGGGCATGGCGTCTATGGCATCGACGCCGTCATCAAGGCCACGAGCTCGACGAAGACCCTCACGGCCGACGCCGTTCTCCAGAGGACCTTCGCGGGCTCGTTCACCGCGAGCGCATGGCTCCAGCGAACCGTGCCGGCATCGTTCACGGCCAACGCCGTTCTGAAGGCAACGCGCTCCGGCCTCTTCACTGCCGACGCGATCACGAAGCGGACCCAGGTCGGCGCGTTCACCGCCAGCGCGATCACGAAGCGGACTCAGGCCAGTCTGCTCACCGCCGACGCGGTCCTCCTCCGGGCCAACGCCGGCACGTTCACGACCAACGCATGGCTCCAGAAGACGGTCCCTTCGCCCTTCACCGCGAACGCCGTCATCAGGGGTGGCGCGGCGTCGTCCTTCACCGCGAACGCCCTGTTCCTTCGGACGGGGTCCTCGATCTTCACGGTCTACGCGATCACCAAGCGGACCCAGGCGGGGTCGTTCACGGCGAGCGCCGTTCTCCTGCGGACCGCCGCCGGGTCGTTCGCGGTCAACGCGCTGACCCGGAGGGCCCAGACCGGCGCCTTCACTGCCGACGCCGTCGTCAAGGGGGCTCGCTCCGGCTCCCTCACCGCCGACGCCGTTATCCGCAGGGCCCAGACGGGGTCCTTCACCGCCGACGCCGACATCCTGAGGGCGGTCGCAGGTAGCCTCACGGCCAACGCGATCATCAGGCGGGTCGCAACAGGCTCGTTCACCCTCGACGCAGCCGTGAGGCGGACGAGCGCGTCGTCCTTCACTGTCGACGCCGTTCTCCGTCGGACCCAGGCGGGGCCGTTCACCGTCGCGGCGTGGATCCAGCTGACCACCGCGAGTTCGTTCACGGCCAACGCCGCCCTGAAGGCCACGCGGACGGGCTCGTTCACCCTCGACGCCAGCGTTCGAACCGGAACATCCGGGGCGTTCATCGCGTCGGCAATCCTGAAGTCCTTCCTCGCCGGCGCCTTCACGGCGAACGCGACCCTGGCCCGCAACAGCGGCACGAAGACCTTCACCGCCGACGCTTGGCTGCAGAAGACGGTCGCGTCCGCCCTGACGGCGAACGCAGTCCTGAGGGCGACGAGGGCCGGCGCGTTCACCGTCGACGCCGTCACGAGGCGGACTCAGGCGGGCTCGTTCACCGCCAGCGCCGACATCCGCGCCGCGATCTCCTCCAGCTTCACGGTGGCTGCGGTCATCCGCTCCAGTGCGAGCTCGAGCTTCTCGGCGGCGGCGGTCATCCGATCCAGCCGGTCGAGCACGTTCACGGCCTCGGCCGTCATCAGGTCGGCGGCCTCCTCGAGCCTCCACGCGGACGCCGTCATCCTCCGTCCGGTCCAGAGCTCCTTCAAGTCCGATGCGGTTCTTCGTAAGGCCATCGCGTCCTCCTTCACGGGGGATGCGGTTGTCAGGGCGACCCGGGCTGCGTCGTTCCCGGCGAGCGCGGTCATCCTCAAGGCCGCTGCTGGTGCCCTGACGGCCAGCGCCATCGTACGGGCTATCGGGATCGGCTCCTTCACGGCGAACGCGGCCCTGAAGGCCACGCTGGCATCCAGCTTCACGGCCGGCGCGTGGGTCGCAGGGTCGGGCGTCGGCGCCATCACGGCCGATGCCGTCATCAAGAGGACGGTGTCGGCGGCCCTGACGGCCGACGCCGTGAAGAAGGCCACGACCGCCGGCAGTTTCACCGCCTCTGCGCTCGTCATGCGGACCGCAGCCGGGGCGTTCGTGTCCGACGCCGTCCTCGCCAAGACACGGTCCGCCTCGCTCGCGGTGGATGCGGTCGTCAGGCGTACCGCAGTCGGGGGCATCAGTGCGGATGCCACGGTTCGACGGACCTCTTCGGCCACTCTGACAACCAACGCCATCGTACGGGCTGCGGTCGTCGGTTCGTTCAGCGCGGCTGCGTGGATCATCAACCCGACCGGCCACGTCGGGTCGATCACGGCGGACGCCGTGATCTATCGTTCGGCGGCGTTTGGTATAACGGCCAACGCGGTTCTGAAGGTAAGTACAACCCGCTCCCTCACCGCCGGAGCGTGGGTAGCCGGTTCCGGGGTCGGCGCAATCAGCGCAGACGCTATTGTGCGGCGCACTGCGTCTGGTACGATGCGGGCAGACGCCGTTCTTCGGTCGAGCTCGGTCAGCTCCTTCACCGCGAACGCTGTCGCGAAGAGAACAGCTCAGGCCGCCCTGGCAGTCACTGCGGTCATCAGGGCCACCCGAACGGGCGGGTTGACCACCAACGCTGTTCTCCTGACCCCTGCAACAGGTTCCTTCACCGCCGCCGCCTTCATCGTGATCGGCGGAGCGGCGGGGTCCTTCACCTCCGACGCCACCGTCCTTGCGGCGCGGACGGGCAACTTCAAGCTCGATGCGATCCGGTCCGCCTCCCTTGCCGGAACGCTGACGGTCGATGCCAATATCCGGGGTTCGACGGCTGGCGCGTTCACGCTCGATGCCTCCATCGTGGGGCTGTCGAGGGGAACCTTCACCCTCGACGCGCAGATCACCGGCCCTGGATACGGCATCTTCACCATCGATGCCTCGATCAGCCAGCGCATCGTGCAGGAGATCGAGGGCACCAACAGCGCGGCCACCTGGGCTGCCAACTGGTCAGCCCGGACGTACGAGGCCACCAACAGCGCGGCGACCTACGCCTCGGCTGACTCGGCCGCGACCTACGGCTTCATGTGGTTCTGGACCCGCCGGTCCCTCTTCACCGTGAACGCGGCTCTCTGCGGCGGCTTCACCCTCAACGCGGAGATCGTATGAGTTTGACCTTCGTCCAGGGCGACACCGCCCCGGACATCACCGCGATCATCCACGAAGAAGACGACCCCACGTCGATCATCGACCTCAGTCTGGCGTCCGGGGTCCGCTTCCAGATGCGGAAGGCGGAGGACCACCGCTACACCGTCAACGCCGCCGCCACGATCCTCGACGCACCGGCGGGCAAGGTGAGCTACTCGTGGGGCCCCAACGACCTGTCGGTCACGGGGACCTTCAACGTGCAGTGGGAAGTCACCTACGCGGGCGGTCGCGTGCAGACCACGAGCCCCGAGGTCCAGGTCACGGTTCGTCGGCAGTAGGACCTAGAGGACGCGCCGCCAGCTCAGGCGGCGGACGATCCGGCTTACCATCGCTGCGGTCAGGTCGAAGGATCGACTGATCGAGGCATACGACTCACCGCCTTCGGCACGACGGCGGATATCGAGAACGATCTCGGAGTTCAGTTTCCAGCCAGCACCGCCGGAATGACGGTATTCCCCGAAGCCGCCGCGTTGACGACCCTTGGCAACCATGTCGAGGGCGTTGACGGATTGGCTACCGACCATCAAGTGGTCGGGGTTCACGCAGGGCGGGTTGTCGCAACGGTGAAGGACATTCATCCCCGTCGGGATCTGGCCTCGGTAGAAGTCCCAAGCCAGACGGTGGGCCATCTCGATCCTTCCGGGGTTACCAGTCCTCAACTGGCCGTAGCCATGGGTGTTGGTAGCTCCAGTCCACAGCCAGCAATCACCACTCTTATCGACTCGCTCCTCCCAGCGATCTCGCTTGGGCCGGACGAGATGAGGAGGTTCTCGATACGCATGGATCACCTTGTCGGGATCACCAGTTCGCTTCCACCTCGTGTAGTGCTTCTGGCACCAGCCGCGACAGATGGCCTTGGTGGGACAGTCGCTGATCGCGCACTTCATGCAAGAGATTGTACCACTCACGGTAACCATCGATGAGTCGCGTACTATGGTTTTCAGATGCCGGCGCCACGACGGGCTTTGCCCGCGTCACGCACAGCATCGGCGAACGTCTGGTCGAAGACTTCGGCCACGACATCCACGTCTTGGCGACGAACTTCCGGGGGGACTCCTGGCCGTGCGAGCGCCCCGGGCACTCCCACGTCACGCCACTCCGCCTGTACCGCCCGGACACCATCGTGGCCGGCGACATCTACGGCCGGGCGCGGATCATCGAGATGCTTGCCAAGGTCGAGCCCGACGTGGTGGTCTTCCTCCAGGACCCCCAGGTCGTCCTCAACACACTGTTCGCCAACATGAAGGACCCAGATCGGATCCTGCTCCAGTACCGACCGATGCTGGCATACGTCCCGAGCGACGGGACCAACCTCCCTCCAACATGGACGACGGTCCTGCCCAAGGTCACCAACGTGGTCGCGATGAGCGAGTGGGGGCAGGGTCAGTATCAGCCCAGCAACCTCGTCTACCACGGCATCGACGCCGAGGTCTTCTGGCCCATCAGCGAGAAGCCGAAGACCACCAGCACCGGCATCGTGTGCAAGACGAAGAACGACTGCAAGCGGGCCTTCGGGCTCGACCCCGACAAGTTCCTCGTGGGCCGCGTGGACACCAACAGCGGACGCAAGGATTACCCGGCGCTGATCAAGGCCCTCTGGCCGCTGATGGAGAAGTACTCCGACATCGAGGCCTGGTTCCACTGCGAGGACGAGGCGGCCAACGTCGGCGTCCGCATGCAGGACATGCTCCTGCGGAACGTAGCCAACGTGAAGCCGGATCGGTTCCACTTCCCGGGCCTGCACACCAGCTTCGAGGGCTGGTCGGTCGAGGACATGAACGTCCTCTACTCCGCCTTCGACGTGTTCGTTTCAACGAGCCGGGGCGAGGGCTTCGGGCTCACGCTGGCAGAGGCCGCTGCGGCGGGCTGCCCGATCATCGCGCAGAACGTGTCCGCCATCCCTGAGGTGGTCGGACCCGGCGGGATCCTGGTGGAGCCCTCGGGCTACATGGTCACGCCGCCATCGGGCCAGGACAACTGGCTCCCCGACATCGCGGCCTTCACGGAAGCCATCGAGCGGATGTACCACTCGAGGGGCCTTCGGAGAGATCTAGGCGAAGCGGCCGTCAAGCACGTCCGCGAGAAGTTCTCCTGGGACACCGCCGCCCAGCTATTCGATGAGTACATCACGGCCCTCGAGCACTTCGAGCCAGCCGTGTCGAGTACTGAAGCATCGCCGGAGGCCGCCCCGTGAATACGTTCAAGATCTTCGTCCCGCTACTCAAGGCATCACGTTCCGACGACGGGAAGCTGCGCTTCCATGGCATCGCCAGCTCGTCCGTCAAGGACCGCCATGGGGATGTGATCACAAGGACGGCGCTCTCCGAGATGGAGCGCAGCGCCTCCGAGAACATGACCATCTTCCTCAACCACGAGTACAAGGTCCCCGAGGACGTGGCCGGGTCGGTCGAGCGCGCCTTCCTGCGCTCCCACCCCACGGACCCCGACATCCAGGACCTGTCGTTCGACATCGTGGTCAACCAGAGCAACCCCCGCGCCGTCAGCGCGTGGGAGGCCATCGACAACGGCACCAAGCTCGGCCTGTCCATCGGCGCCCGCATCCCAGACGGCGGAGCGACCCGGGACAAGCAGAGCGGCCGCTACGTCATCGACCACATCGACCTGCTCGAGACCTCCATCGTCGGCGTGCCGGCGAACCCCAGGAGCTGGGTCGAGTACGCCGTGAAGAGCCTCAACGTCTCGTGGGCCGACGAGGGCCTCGAGAAGACCGGCGACGTGGTCGTCCGCTCCGATGGCGAGGTCGGCATCGTGGTCGAGGAGCCCGAGGACGTGGAGGATCTTGTCGCGGCGGTGGCCGTCGAGGCGGGAACGGGCGAGATCATGGAGGGCCTCGAGGTCCTCGAGGGCCAGACGGCGGAGCTCGTCGTTCACGAAGACGGCACGAGCGAGGCCTACATCGTGGAGGGCGTCGATGGCGAAGACGTGGAGCTGGCGAAGGCGAAGAAGCCAGCTGGACACACCCATCCCCACGCCCACGAGCACGACCATGCCCACGAGCACTGGAACGGCATCGTCCATAGCCACGAGCACAACCACACCCACGCCCACGAACACGATGACGGCCACGAGCACATCGATGACCGCCAGGGATCCGAGCACGATCACTCCCACATGAACGCCTATGGCGAGGACCACGCCCACGACGAGGATGGCGCCCGCAAGGACGACCAGCCGACCGTCGACGACCTCGCGGAGCACCTGGAGGCCTTCGAGGCCTCCCTCAACCCCACCCCCGATGACGGCGACGGTGCCGTATCGGCCCCGCAGGAAGCTCCCACGAGCGGCCCTGAGAACGGGGACGACTCCGCAGATACGACGACGGAGCTGGACCTCCAGCCAACCTTCGCCGCGTCGATGCGAGCCACCAACGAGATCCTCAAGTCGCTCACCCGCGAGCTGATCGACGCGAAGACCTCCCTGGCAATCGCTGAGCAGGAGCGTGACCAGGCCATGGAGCTGGCCCAGAAGGCCATCGGCGACACGGCCTCCCTGTTGGAACGCCTGTCTGCGACCCCCCTTGGGCGCAAGACGGTCGTGACCGAAGCGGCCTCGAACCTCGAGAGCCTCAAGTCGGTCTACGGCGAGGCGTTCATGGACCTCTTGAAGAAGGACAACACCAGATGACCATGACCAACGAGGAGTTGGCCGATCTGCTCAAGAGCAACAACGAAGCTCTCGAGGCCATCGGTTCCACACTCCAGAAGATGAACGCGACGCCCAACGTCGCCGTTCCCGCGCCGGCGACGGCGCAGGGGATCAGCGACCAGGCGACCCCGACGCAGGAGATGCGTCGGTTCATCACCCCCGACGAGCGGCTCGCTCTGTCGGACACCCTGCGGACGAGGAGCGACAGCCAGCTTGGCGCGCTGTTCACCCAGCAGGCCCGCGCCCAGAGCATGGGCATCCCGCTCGACCTGTGGCTCAACACCGCCGGCTTCGCGGCCCAGAACGCCTTCGATGGCATCCGTGGGCAGCTCCAGCCGGAGGTCGCGAAGGCCCTCGACAGCGTCGGCGCCACGGCCCTGATCCGTCAGGACCTCGAGCCGATCCTGTACGAGATCTTCATCCGGATCTTCCCGGCCTACGAGCGGTTCCGCAAGGAGCCCGCCAACGGCCTCGTCCACGCGTGGAACCAGATCACGGCCTACGGCGATGCCAAGTTCATGGCGGAGCTCGGCACGGTCAGTGACGACACCTCGACCTACCAGCGCCAGACGACCAACGTCGCCATCCTGGCGACCCGGCGCGGCATCTCGCTCAAGTCGCAGTTCGCTGTGATGGCCGGCGGGATGAACTACAACCCGGAGCAGATCGAGCTCCAGGGTGGCCTGCGGTCCATCGCGCACCGCATGCAGACCACGATCTTCGAAGGCAACGCCGCCGACTCCGGTGGCACGGCCGACAACAACCTCGGTGTGTACGACGCGAACGCCTTCACCGGCCTTCGCCAGCTCCTCGAGACCGGCAGCGCATGGGCCGTCGACCCGTCGGGGTACAACACCACGACCGGCTACGCCCAGGGCTTCCGCGCAGGCCTCGACTCGGCGGTTCTGCCGATCATCCAGGCCGGCGGACGTCCGTCGGTTGTCTGGTCCCACCCCTCGGAGAAGATCACCTTCAACGAGCAGCAGGACATCAACTTCCGCATCCTCGCCGGCCAGAACCAGGAGACCCTGGGTGTCGGCGTCGTGGCGGATCGGATCAACACCGTCGCCGGCCCCGTGCCGTGGGCGGTCGTTCCCGGCGACAGCATCAGCTCCTACCACCGCACCGGCAGCACGGTCAACACCGTCGCCAACGGTTCCAAGGTCCGGGACATCTATGTCCTGGATGAGGAGAGCATCACGCTCCCCTACCTCGGGTCCCCCGGGCCCACGGTCCTCGAGATCCCCATCGGCATCAGCGGCCAGCTGACGCACCTCTACATCGTGTTCCTGATGAACGGGCTCGCGGTGAAGGTCCTGCCGTGGAACAACAAGATCATGGTGAAGATCGCCTGATCTCGTTCCGCATATAGCGCGAGAGGGCCGGGGCTCCCCCGGTCTCGGCCCTCTTGTATTCAACGGAGCGATGATGCCTTCGTATCTCTCGCCTGCACGCTTCAAGAAGATGGGCTTTGGCATCGACGTGAGTGAGCTCGATGACGACGCCCTGGCGGCGCTCAGCGCCCAGGCCACGGTGTGGGTCAACGCCTACTGCCTGGTCCCGCGCCTGCCGCAGATGCACGACTTCCGGGGCGGCACCGTCGTCGGTGAGCAGCACTCGTGGCGCTACCCCGAGACGCCCTTCGACGTGGGGCAGCGGAAGGCCTACCCGTTCCACTGGCCGATCAAGCGGATCAGCCAGTTCCGCATCTACGTCACCAACACGCAGTACGTCAACATCGCCCCGACCGAGCTGTTCCTCAACAACAGCCTGCGGTACATGGAGGTGGTGTCCCTCGCGATCACGAGCTCGGGCCTCTACAACGCCCTGATCATCCCGAACATCGGGCTCGCCACGCCCGTCGTGCGCCTCGGCTACGACTACGGCTGGGACCTGTATGAGTCGGGCGAGATGCTCCAGCCCTACGACGGCCAGACCTGGGGCGCCCAGAACCAGTGGTGGTACTCCGACTACGAGGCCAACGACGTGTACGGGGAGAAGGTCGGCGGACCCCCGGTCATCACCGTCAACGGCTCCGTCGTGACGACCGGCTTCACGGTCAACTACGACGAGGGCACCGTGGTCTTCGACGTCGAGCCGGCCGCTGGGACCATCGTGCAGGCCGCCTATCACTACAAGCTGCCGGGCGACCTCCAGTACGCGGCCGGGCACATCATGGCCTGGCTGCACACCGAGGCCGAGCAGCACGCCCGGGGCATGGCGCACCTTGACTCCCTCGAGATCGGCGAGGTGAGGATGAAGCGACCCCGTGTATTCGCACCCTCTGAGAAGAACCCGCCGGACCTCGAGACCCTGATCCCCGAGGCCGCCGCGCTGCTCTACACCTACCGCTTCGACGGCGTGAGCGTCCGGTGAGCAGCGGACCGCCGCCCTTCAGCCCGACCAAGAACCGCTTCATCTACCCGACCCAGATGGCGAACATCGCCCAGTATGTCAGCCGGCTCGGGATGACCGAGGACATCGAGGTCCTGCGCCGGACGCCGAACCTCGACACGGCGGCGCCGGCCAACGCCTACGGTGACGACTCCCTCGACTTCGTCACGACCAACGACTCGCGCCGGCACTGGGTGAAGGGCTGGATCTACTCCGTTCCCTCCCAGGTCCAGCAGGTCGACACCGGCGCCATCGTCACGGTCAACACCTACCTCCTCCGCTGCCCCGTCGGGACGGACATCCTGCCCGGCGACGAGGTCGTCATCAACGGCGAGGACTACACGGTCTCCGACACGACGGCGGAGAACACCTGGAAGGTCCTGATCGACTGCAACCTCCGAAGGCGCGAGTAGATGCTCGACCTCGGGTTGATCGGCCGGGCGATCTTTGACGGGGCCCTCGAGGGCCTCGCCCAAGGCGCCATCGTGGTCGAGGGCCGGGCCAAGGCCAGGGCGCCCGTCCGGAACATCTTCGGCGTCGAGCACGACTTCGTCCCCAGCAAGTCCATCGGCGACGTGCAGGCCCGTCGGTCAGCGAGGGGCGGCGATGTCGGCGCCGCCGCGAAGATGCGAACACAGAAGGCCCCCACGGCCCTCAAGGCCGGGGGCTTCCGATCCGGCCAGCAGCGCAACCTTCGGGAGCGACGGCTGGCCGTCGCAGAGAACCTCCTGGCCGACTACCAGGCGAAGGTTCCGACCAAAGTGATGCTTACCCGGCGGGGCGCGTCTGAGGTGAAGACCAAGCGCGCCCAGTACGCCGGCAGCAGCAAGGTGCCATCTGATATCGGGGCCTCCATCGGCGGCCGGTTACGTGGAGAGATCTACGCGACACGACCGTCGGCGGAGGGCAACCGAGCGGAGGCATGGGTCATCTCCCCGACGCCGTACGCGAGGTACATGGAGTTCGGCACACGTCACAACCGTGCCTACCCGTATCTTCGTCCGGCGGCAGAGGAGAGCCGTGCAGAGGTCGTCGGGCTCATCGCCGACGGCATCAGGGAGGCCTCCCGCACCGGGGCCTCCTCGACGCAGATCGAGATCGTGGTGCGGCTGTGAAGGGGGTCTAGATGGCAACGTCTACCACCGCCCCCATCAAACGGGCGCTCGTGCAGAAGCTCCGCGCTTCTTCCGGCCTTGTGGCCGCCATCGCAGGCGGGATCCACGAGGGAGTCGCCCCCCGCAAGGTGAAGTATCCGTTCATCACATACCAGCTCATCGCCGCTCCCTACGACTACGACTGGAGCGCGGTGATGATCCATGCGATGTTCGATATCTCTGCCTTCGCGGTGAACCCCGTCGATGCCAACAACATCGACGCGCTCATCGCTGGAGCCCTCAACGAGGCTGGGCTCTCGGTCGACGGGCAGACCACCCTGCTTTGCCGGCGTGTTTCCGATCTGCCAACGGGGCCAGACGTGGACAGCCGTGGGAAGCGCATCTACCAGGTCGGCGGGACGTACTCCGTCTGGACCGACCAGCCTGTCTCGTAATCAACCCCACACTGAAGGAGCTCATCCATGGCCGGTCCTGGACTCAGCCACAAGCTCCACGGTAAGAACGGTGCGATCTACTTCAACGGCCCAGTCGGGGTCGGCGTCAAGGTCACGACCAAGACGGAGTGGACGCTCAACCTGAACCGCGATTATGTCGACGCGACGGTGTTCGGTGACACGAACAAGACCTATCTCGTCGGCCTTCGCGACATCCAGGGGACGTTCGCCGGCCTTCTCGACACCTCGGGTGACTACCAGGTCGCCGCGAGCGCGTCGGACGCGATCAACATCTACCTCTACGGCGACGACGGCACGAACGGCGGCGCGATCCTGCTCATCGCGAGCGGCCCCGGGCTGATCGACGCCGCCATCACCGCGAGCAACACCGACGCGATCAAGACGACCGGGAACTTCCGGGCGGCTGGCGCGTGGACGGTCTTCACGACCGGCAACTGATCCGTAACATCCCCCGGGTGGGAGGGGCCCTAAGATCATGGCCTCTCCCGGCTGCCGACCGCGTGGCCCCTCCTGCCCGGAGATTTGAGGATGGCGTATGGGATACCTGTTCAAGACGATCCGGTCGGGGACCTACCGTCCCGCCGGGATTGTTGATGTTCCGTTCCTTGGAGCCAAGGTGGCGGAGATCAGCAGCTGGACCCTCACGAGGCGAGGAGACACGGGGCAGGATGCTGCTCTGTATGATCTCCGAGCCTCGTTTTCCTTCGTGGTCGACGCCCTCTGGGACGACCCGGATTACGACAAGCGGGTGTTGGTCAACCTCAACCCGCATAGGCAGTACAGGCTCACCCAAGCCCCAGGTTTCGCGATGGTGCGACAGGGGCAGAGCCTTCTGATTGAAGGAGTTACCCTCGATGTCGTCTAAGGCAGCGGCCGCTCTCACATCCGACTTCCTGGAGGAGACCCTCACCGTTCGCGGGGTCACATACCGCCTGCGCGAGCTCTCCATCGGCGAGTACGACGATCTGGTCAAGAAGGCCACGATCACCAGGACCAACGCCCTCGGCGAGGAAAGCGAGACCATCGACAACTCGGTCTTGCTCAAGATGATGGTGATCAAGTGCCTCGTCGACCCGAAGCTGACGCCGGAGCAGCAGTCGCGACTTCCGATGCGGGTGATGCTCAAGCTCAACACCACCGTGAACCGGATGCACTACGGCGACGAGCCCGAGGAGAAGACCCCCGAGCCCGCCGAAGACGGTGAAGGAGCGGCCGAGGGAAACGCCTGACGACCCGCGACCTCATCTTCCGCATCGCGAGGCGGTACGGGAAGTGGCCCCATGAGGTCGCGGCACTCCCTTTTCACTACTACCTCGCCTTGCGCGAGGATTGGATCAGGGGCAACACCGCCGCCGCCACAAGCGACGACGACGCGGAGCACTTCGACATCAACGCTGAGTCTCTCGTAGGAGAGGCGGTGTAGCGCCGACGGGGCGATGACCATGGCGAACGAGGAAGTCAGCACTATCGGCGTCAAGCTGACGCTGGACGCGTCGGGCTTTACGGGTCCGCTCGACGCAGCACAGGGTCGACTGAACGCCTTCCAGAAGCAGAGCCAACGGGCAGCGACCGGCGTAACCGCTGGCCGTGCTGGCCGTGCCGGCGTGGCCGGAGGGGCGGGGACGACGACCGCAGGCGGTGGCAGTACGGCCATCGCGGTGGAGATCAGCCCCGCCCAGCTCAACCGCGCCCTGCGGGCCGCCTCGGCCACGATGCCGGTCGTCGACATCCCCGTCGCCGTCGTCAAGTCCTCGGTCGCGACGATGCGGCGGCAGATCATCTCCGAGCTCGGGACCATCATGGTGCCCGTCTCGGCCAAGGTCGCCACCGGTCAGGCCAAGGCCGTCATGGCGGGCATGCTCACGGACCAGGTGGGCACGCGCTCCGGCGCCGCGCACACCGTGGAGTCCGCTACCCGACGGAACCTTCCGCAGCGAGCCCATGGCGGTCCGGTCCAGCAGGGTCGGCCGGTCATCGTCGGCGAGCGCCGCCCGGAGGTCTTCGTCCCAGGGGCGAACGGGACCATCGAGCGCGACGTGGCGATGTATCGCCGCCGCGCAAGCGAGCTCGCGGCGCTCGAGTACCAGATCCAGCAGCGCGAACGCGGCATCCAGCACGCCCTCCGTGGCGCCGGCGTGCGCGGCCACGGCGGGAAGTACGGCGCGGTGCGTCCTGGCACCACCCGTGGCTGGAAGGATTACCAGAGCGAGACCTGGGGCTACGAGCGCGGCGAGCCGGGCAGGGTCTACCACGGCACGGATCACATGCCCGAGATCAGGGGCACGATGCAGCCGTACTCGCGCCCCGGCCTCATGCCCCGCTCGGGTCCGCCAGCCTTCTGGTCGCGCATCCCCATCGGCTATGGACCGAACCTCATCCGGGCACGGGAAGACGCCCGGTGGGGGGACGCCGGGGGTGGCATCGGTTGGCCGACGACCTACAACCGCATCCCCCGCCGCGACCTCCAGTACTGGGGCCAGGACAACGACTGGCACAAGTTCCGTCGCGGACGTGCGAGGATGGCTGGCGGGCCCGTTCATGCCTGGCGCGGCGCCACGGCCCTGGCCTACCAGTCGACGATGGAGAACGAGGGCGGGACCTTCCCCCTCGCCGGCGGCCCACAGCCCGGCTCCGGCTACGCCGTGGGCGTCGCCACTGGCACCAGCCAGCGCGTGCCCGCCGGTGACCCCGTGGCCTTCATGCGCGCCTACCACGCCCAGCGGCGCGGGCAGATGGAGGCCGGTGGCTTCCCGCCCTTCGTCGGGACGTGGCTCCACGAGGG